TCGTCCGAATGTTTGAACACCATTTTTGCGCTCAAAATCTGGACCGGGAAAGACGGGCCACACGGCGCCAGTAAAGATCCAATCGATTGCCTGAGGTATATGGCAGTTGGAAAGCTGGTCGATTTCGATGCTCAAGAGTTAACCCTGGTCGAAGGTGGAGCGTATTAAAAATGACTGTTGAGGAAGTAAAGCAGCAATTCCAATCCTCGGTTGAAGAGGGGAGTGCGTATTTCGGCCTCACCACCCGACTGGATGACAACCGTTATTGCCGCTGGAACGGCCAATCCGATGACGGGCGCAAGTACAGCAAGTTTTTGAAAAAGGCCGCCTTCCCGTGGGAAGGGGCCTCCGATATCAGACCGTACTACGTCGACAACATTATCAATGACGATGTCGATATTATGCGGGCCGCAGACAAAAATTGTCATATGCAGACGCTGGCCGCGAACTCGCAAAACGATGACCTGGCGCGCGCTACCACCTCCGTTTTAGATTACATCGCGCGAACTCTGCTGGTTGAAGAGCTCGATCGCGAACGGGATCTGGCCGCGCAATGGCGGCAGCATTACGGCAGCTCGGTGATCGGTATCGATTGGTTGTATGAGGAGGACACCGAAATTGCCACGGTGACCGTTCAGGATCTGATGCAGATCGCGCAACAAGATCCGCAATTTGGCGCCTTGCTCCAATATCTCGTGCAAAATATGCAACGTCTCAGCGGCGATGACCTGGCCGCGGCGACGCAAGCGTTCCAGCAATATTTCCCGAATGTGGACCCTCGGGCAGCGTTCCAGCAGTTAATGCAGACGGGCCAATTTCAATACCCGAAAAAATATGTTCGCACCAATCGGCCCTGCGTAACTGCCTACAGAACTTATCAGGACGTCTTCTTCTTCCGCACCACCTTCGATATTCAGCGGGCGCCTTGGGTGGTTCGACGCGACGTGCTCAACAAACCTCAAGTCGAGGATCGCTCCAAGCAGGAACAGTGGGATCCGAAATTCACCAAGTACATTCTGAATAGCGGTGGCGCGAGCATCATCTGGCAGATGTCGAAGGACACCACGTCGCGATACAACGACCGCATTTACATCGATGAGATGCAAAATTTGCACGAGGTCTTTTACGGGTTCTACCGAGGGGAATCGCCCACCGGATCCCGGGAAACTCAGGTCTGCATTTTTCACCCAGGCACTGACGAAATCGGCCGGCAATTGCCGCTTCCCTATTATCACGGGAAATACCCCTTTGTTTTATGCAGGCGCGAAAACCGGTCTCGCAGTGTCCTGGAATCACGCGGCGTTGGCGACATCGCGGATACCGCCCAGGCCGAAATCAAAACTCAACGGGATTCTCGCAATGACCGTACTTCCATCTCAACCATTCCACCGCTCCTGGTGCCTCTGGGACGTGGAAAACAGCAGTACAAACTCGGACCTGCGAGTCAACTCGGAGTGTTGCGGCCAGGCGAAATTGGGTGGCTTAACCCTCCACCAATGGATAACACAAGCTTCGATACAGAAAATTCGATACGAAGGGATACAGCCGACTATTTCGGCAAGAATCAGGAGGGAGTCGATCCTAACAAAATTCTTCGACGCACCCAACGCCTGATCGATTGCTGGTTGGGCGAAAATCGCGAGGTTTTTATCCAGATCTTTCAGCTTTGCCAGCAGTACTTTCCGCCGGATCAATGGGTCCAGATCTCGGGTTGCCCTGACCTGGTGATGCCCACCGATCGGGAAACCATCCAGAACAATCTTCGGTTGGTCATGGAATATGACGCGCGCGATTTGAACATGGAGTATCTGACCGAAAAAATGAATCTGATCACCACCGTGCTCGCCCAAACGGACAAAGCCGGGGTGTTAGATTGGGCGGGCCTTACTCAGTACGCGACGCGCGCCCTGGATCCGGCTCTGGCGCAGCGGATCATTCGGCCGCAAGCCCAGGTTACCGAGCAACAGGTCACCGAGGAACAAGGTGCGATGTCGCAGATCGTCACCGGCATCGAGCCGCCGATTCCTGAAGGGAATCAATCCAATCCGCAACTTGCCATGCAAGTGATCCAGAACTCGCTGCAAGCCCAGGATTTCGTGAATTTCATTCGAGCAAATCCTCTCGCCCAGGAACGTTTGGATCGACGGATCAAAGCGTACCAATTCCAAATGCAGCAGCAACAGAACGCCCAGATCGGAAAACTTGGCGTCGCTCCTTCACCCGTTCAAACCGCCACCGGAACCTAAAAGCTATGCCTGACACTCTCCAGCAAATACCCATTCAATACGACGCAGATTCACCCACTCAATACGATGCCAATGTTGACTGGGCTTATCCCCAGGATTTTCTCGATGCGTTCCATGCCACTCGTGGGCTTTGCCCAGCTAATCCTGAGGGCGACGTGGCGTTCATGCATTTTCTTTACACTTTTGCTCAAGTGTATGCGGCAACTCACGTTTTCGTGCCGGCAGTGATCGATTCGATTTCGCCGGATACTGCACCGGCTGGCGGGCCTGACTTCTTGCTGGACATTTTTGGGACCGATCTGGTGGCCGGTTCAATTCTTAATTTCGGCACTGCAACTGGGCCGATCACGCATGTGAGCGATACTCACGCCCAGGCAATGGTTAACGCCGAGGCGTATGCCAATGCCGGGACCATCCCGGTAACGATCCAGGCGCCTGGCGGTGTTGCCGACAGTAATGCGGTTGATTTTACGGCTACCTAGGAAAATGCCTGGTAAATCAAGTGACGATCCCATCACCGGGACTCCCAAAGAGGTTTTCCCGTTCAAGTATTTCTTTCGGCCGGCGACTCAGCCCTGGTTGGTGGTGGTTAAAGAGGAATCGGAATTGTCGCCGGAAGAGCTTGCGGATGCGGTTCGCGATCTTTCGCCAAAAGCGTATAGCGCGATCAAGCAGATGTTGCTCGAGGCTAAATACAAGTCCGAGAGTCTCCTTCGGGATGAAGCGGTGGCGACGGATCACGGGCGTTTGGCTTATTTCGCAGGGTTCGCGAGCTATGCGGATTACGTGATCGCCAACCTCGAAACCTGGCGAAATACTCCGCATGACCAGTTGTTCCCAGAACCTGCCGAATAAGACAATCTTGCCTTTTTAGTGGATTTAGTATCTCTTCGCATCACGGTGACCTCACCGGTTTTTCCTTTGGTTAGTAAACCAATGTCATGGCAGACGAAGAAAATACAGCCTCCGCTCCCGCTCCCGAAGCGAAACCGCAAACAGTAGAAATTGCTTCTGAAGACAATTTCGAAAGTTTGCTGTCTGGAATTCCAGGGCTTGATAAATATTTTGGGGATAGTGAAAAGCCTTCAGAAGAACCGGCGCCCACTGAGGAATCTGCGAGTGCAGAAACTCCCGTTGAGGAATCGCCGGCTGTCGAAGCTGAACCTGCTCTAGAAGCAGACGAGGCAGAGAAGGAAAAAGCAGAAAAAGAGCCTGTTCCGGCAGCAGTCCAGAAACGGATCGATAAACTGGTTGCTCAAAAGCATGAGGCAACCGAGCGAGCCGAAGCGCTCCAGGCCAAGGTCACCGAGCTCGAAGCGAAAGCGCAAGCTACCGCTCCCCTCGCCCCAACGCCTGAATCGCCGCTCAACGATATCGATGACGTTCAATCACTTGATCAACGTTTAAGTGCCGCTCAGCGCGTCAAGCTTTGGGCTTTAGAGCATTTGGACGGTGGCGAAGTGGAAGACGGCAAAGGTGGTTCTTACATGATGCAGGGGGATCGCGTGAAGCAACTCCTCTCGCAAAGTGAAGCGCTCCTGACCGTTCATGGGCCGCAACGCCGGCAGTATCTGCAAGATCGGAATACATTCGAGACAGAGGCGCGTGCGTACTATCCTGACTTGTATAAAGTCGGGACGGAGTACAACAAGGTGCTTCAAACCTGGGTGAAGATATTCCCAGAGGTTCGAAAGTTTCCCGATTTCCAAATCATCATCGCAGATGCTTTGACCGGTCAGAAACTTCGGTTGGCGAAGAAAGCCGCCAACGGGAAGTTACCGGCCGCAAAGGCTAATCCTCCTCTCGCCGCGCCTCATCCTTCTAGTGGCAACAAAGTGAGCCAGAAAACCGTGCTTAGTCGGAATCTCCTTGACCGAATGGCGACGGATCGAACTGCTTTGGACGCATTCGCTGAGAGCTTGATCGGCAAGGGTTCCTGAAATTTAGAAACCCTATTTTCTTCAAAAATGGCCGGATTACTTGAAATTAATCAGGTCGGTAAACGCGAGGATTTTGCCGA